TTCGCTGTAACGGTGACTTTCTCGATTGAGAATGCCATCTCGTTAAAGTTATCACCAGATGTACCTAGATCTTCAGCGTCGTCTGTACGCATACCCTGACCTACGTTGTAGGTAGTACCATCAGCAGTAGCAGGGAATGTACCGTCTAGAGCACCAGGATTTGAACCACTCTGTGCAGTAGTACCTAAACCAACAGCTGTTTGAGTTTGACCACTAGTAAGGTCGAAACCTTCATTCTGTCCTGAGAAAGCAGAATCTACTTCATTGTAGAATGTTTCTGTGCCACTATTTGAAGTGAAGCGTGAACGCATTGCGAAAATAAGTCCAGTAGGACCACTCATTGGTTGAACACCAGCAAGGTCATATGCGACCAAGTTTGGCATTGAACGACGAATAAGTGAAATTAGTACAGGGTCGAAACCTTGCATTGCACCTGTTGTGGCAGCACCTAAACCTGGATTGGAACCAGATGTAGTACTGTTAGTTGGTGTTTCAGAAAGAAATTCTCTTTCCTCTCTGAGTGCTTGTTCTTGATTCTCCAGGAGTTGAGCAGTTACCAATCTACGATGGTGATCTTTGATATCACCCATACCGTCATGATCTAGGATGGGTGCCCATTTCTCCTGCAGAGCCTCTGAATTAATAGGGGCTTGCATTTAAAATTACCTCTTTAAAAGTTTTAGTTTGATCAATAATTTAAAAATTATTTTTTAGAGACTCTTCCCAATGTCTGTAAGTAGGTTTCCATAAGACTTGAATTTGTCTTAGGTGCCTCTGCCGTACCTTCTGAAATTGTTTCTGTCTTGTCTCTCTGAGTGCCAGGATTAGCTGGGAAATAAGATTCCCTTAATGTTCCTAGTTTCTCACGATAGGATTGTTCACTATCAAACTCAACATTTTCAGCAAGAGAAGCAAGTTTTTCCTTTTGGGAAAGTGCAAGACCTTCAGATATATCTGCAAGAATTACATCGGAAGTTGATTCCGCTAGTCTCTTTGTTAGAGCAACATTTTTATTAATTTGCTCGTTGAGTTTATCTTCCATTTCATCTAATTTCTCAACCATATTGTTGAGAACATCATATTTTTCTTCAGGGATTGTTACATAATGATTTTCAAAAAGACTCTTCATTCCGACTAAGAATGATTCGGTCATTTCTGTTTTAAGTCCATGTTCTACTGCGAGTTGATTTTCTTCAATCCACTCATCAGCAACGTACTCAAGATAAGCATCAGTTCTATCAGTAATTTCTTCCTTGATAGCCTCAACCTGTTCGGTTAATGATTGCTCATACTCCTTCTCAAGTTCTTCTTTAATTTCTGAAACTTTAGACTTAATTGCAGTTTCAAAAATTGTTCTTGCCCTTTCTTGAAATTCTTCAGAAAGTTTTTCACCAGCAATAAGAGCATTGATATCTTCTTCGACATCAATCTTATCTTCGGCAGTCTCTTCTTCAGCAACTACTTCTTCTTCAGTAGTTTCTTCTTCGGCAACGATCTCCTCTTCCGTAGTCTCCTCTTCAGAAACAACCTGATCTTCAGGTTTTTCTTCTTCCTCCTTAACACCACTAGGTGCAGGATCTGCTTTACCTGCTTTTTTGTTAACTACATCTCTAACTTGAGATAAAGTTTTTCCAGGTGTATTTAATTTAGCTGAATTATCATCAGCTTTATAATTTTGTGGAGTAGGGCCGCCTAGATCTTCAACAGCACCAGTTTGACCAGGAGTTACCCCAGTTAGACTTGGCATTGGTTCTCCAGCTGCAGCATTTTTAGTTACTACGTTTTCCATTTCTTGTAAATCGGTACCAACGGACATTTAGATATTTTTAATTTAATCTGTATTTATTTATAGAACTTAAAGATTCAAGAGGAAATTATTAAATAAATCCAACTTATGTTCTTCTAATCTATTCTGATCAACTAATGTATTAATTGTTTTTTGAGTTTTTTCAACAAGTTCTTCACGAAGTGAACCACCTTCCCAAATCCATTCTTTTCCTTCCATAATACCATTCACAAAAGCATCTGGTGCACTAGGATCTGCTACTATATCAGCAGCAGTTGCTAACTGAAAATCTTCACCAACAACCTTACAACCATCTCGATCTTCTTTTAGTGATCCAACTCCACGAGAAGATACTCCAAGAGTGACACCTTCATTGATTAAAGATTTTGCAATCTTACCCATGGGTGTTTCAAGTAATTGTGCCTTACCAATAAAATTATTTCCCTCTTGTTTTAGTGAAGTAATTTTATGAGAAACCCTATCAAGATTTACAGTTGGGCCTTCTGGATGACCAAGTTCTCCAAGAGCACGACCCTTACCAATAAAGGATTCAGTATACCTTCCAACTTCTCTTGCAAGAGTTGCTACTGGGTACATTCTACCATTACGATTTTTGAGATCTCCTTGTAGAAAAACTCCTTCAATATACATTTTCTTTTTAGCACCTTTTCCTTCGGTGATAAACTTAACGCTTGAAATTTCTTCTGTAATAAGTTTCATTGTTTTAATCGGTAAATCCTACTTTAGATCCTTTAATTGCTGCATTGCTTGAGAATACACATTGTGTATAACCTTTTTCTAAAAATTCAACCGAAGTTGCTGGCATTGTAAATGAACCAATACCACTTCCACTAGCAGTTTCTACGACACTAATAACATGAGCACTAGAATCTGTATTAACTAGTCTAACAACAGATGCTTCACTAAAACTAGTAGCAGTACCAGTCGTAGTTGGTAATGCTATCTCAGCTCCTAAAACTTGTGTTCTATTAGGCATTATTCCTCCTCTGTTGTTTCTTCCTCTGGTTCCTCAATATCAGTTTCTGGTTCTTCGTTTGAAGCACCAGCATCAAACATAGAAAGTGCTATATTTGGTTTTTGGGCATCAATTTTTGATGCTGCTTTTGTAAATAATGTATTTTTAATACCATCACTAATTTCAGCTGCAGATGCATCATTAGCTATCAAATTAACAAGTTCTTCCATGAAAAATTAATATATTTCTATTCTTTATTTATGAAAGTCCGTATCTTCCTTTATGTGCATCATAATTTGTTAGAACATTTGCGTCTGTTAATGCTGCATTATAATATCTGAAAATTGATATTTGACCATCCCAAAAACCTGAACTAGGTGTCTGACGACCAAGAATATTTGCATTACCTGCAGCATATCCACCATTTTTAAGACTTGACATAGTATTAGATAATTCACCGTTTAAATAAATTTTTAGTCGTATGTCACTCGAATTCCCACCATTAGCATACACTACTGCCACTATTTGATTCCATTCTTGCCCTTGGGGAACATGTACCGTATAGCTTCGAGCATATAAAAAGGAAGTACCTTTAACTGTCCACTTGTTACCATCATATCGAACCAAATCAGTTGTATCAGCAGAAGCACCCTCAGTTGTAAAAGCAGTTTCGGTAGATGGCATGGTTGCAGCATCATTTCTACACCATAGTTCAAGTGTAAAGTCTGTTCCACTTACAATTGGAGTACCTATCTCAACATAATCATTTGTGCCGTCAAAATCAAAGTAGTAACCTTGATCTCCTGTTCCTTCAGTGTATGTTGCACCATTTATCGTGGCATTATTTGATCCAGCAACTAAGTCTGTCCATGTAGTTCCACTACCACCATAAGAACTATTGTTGTTAGCATCCAAATGATATGCTAAATTAGTAGTATGAATTTCTCCATCAGTATAACCACCACCCCATGATGCATACTGCATTACTGAACTATAAGCAGTCTTTGCAACTTTTATTACAGAGGATCCAGTCAGAGTATCTGTTGCATTCTTTTGAGCATATAAAACTTGACTTCCTGGAATTGTTAAACTACCAATAACAGAATCACTAGAATTTTTTGTGGTTACAATACCAACATCAGAACTACTATTATAAATTCTTACAACGGTAGATTTACTTACGTTGGTAGTTCCGATTCCTAAATTAACTTCTTGAGATAGTATTTTCATTTTTAGATTTCTGCTTTTTTAGTGTCCTTTCCTAACTGCCCATTAGTAATGGCACCATCTGTTTCTAATGGAACATCTCCCAGTGTATCCATTTCTCCTTCTGCTGGTAATGGTTCACCAGTTATAGGATCAATTGCATCTGGATCTGGTATAATACCATCTTTAATTTCCTGTTCGATTTGTTCATCCATTTCCACCATTTCACTATCAGTTTGACGAAGAACATTTCTACGAACCCATTCATTAGAATAAAATTTTCCAATATATGGTTCAATGGTTGCAAGTGAGCCTAGACGCTCATTTAACATTTCAGTTTGTTTTAATTCTGCAAATTGATTATCATATAAGAAATCATATTGGATATGTTCACTAATTACTTCCCAATCTTCTGGAGTAACAATATTCTTAAGAATTAATTGTGTCTTAAGCATATCTGTAAACATGTGTGCAAAACGTTTTCTTAAACGTCCTACAAACTTAGAAAACTTAAGTTCATCTCTTAAAATTTCTGATGAACGTCCTAAATTAAATCCACCTTCTGCAGCAATTCTTGATTCGGGAACACCAAGTGCTCTATAAAGTTTCTTTTGAAAATACTCAATATCAGAAAGTTCCCCAAGGTTTTGTCCACCAGGTAATGTTGTAATTTCAGTTCCTCTTCCACCTTCTCTTCTTGGTAACCAAAAATCTTCCATCATAGACATGAACTTTCTGTCATCTCTAACTTCACCAGTATTAGCATCGTATACTAGTTTATTTCTATAACGACTCATTACCTCTCTAAGGTACTGCTCTGCCTTTACTTTTGGTAGATTACCAACATCAATATAAAATATTCTTCTTTCTGGTGCTCTTGATAATCTGT